ATTACAGCAATTAATTACGATGAGCGCTATTACCTCAACGATAAAGACTTTATTGACGTGCCGGTTGATGATTCTCCAATTTACATTCGATATGACCAGCTGGATATAAATCTGGCACGTTTATATCAAATGCAAAGAGGGGATTTGCCAACAACTGGAGAAATCAGTTTTGTAGTTGAATCTGGTGCACTAGTTTCTAGTTCGAGTTCTTATCGACCGGAAACCAGATTTGTCTATAAATTCGACTACAACTCCAGTCCACCGAAACAGGAATTTATTGCCCCTGCAGCGACTGAACTACCTGCCATTGATACTGGTGAGTTCCCGCCTGATCTGGTCGTGAATCTGACGATTAAAGGTGCTGTTGTTGGACGTGGGGGTGATGGTGGCTTGCCTCATTTGGCATTTGGTGCATGGGAGTCTGATCCGGATTATAACTTTACTAAAACCCGCCGTGATGGGTTTCAGGGAGCACCTGGTTTATTGAACCGGCACAGCAAACTAAACCTGATTATTGATGGCGGCACTCTAGCTCGAGGTGGATCTGGTGGTGGAGCAACACCAAGCGGTATTTACACTGGGTTGTCTTATGGTGTTCAAGGTATTCCGGGTGGAGCTGGTGCACCATTTGGACGGGTCATGACAGGCCAGCCAATTTCAAGCGACTCACAAGATTGGCGCTGGTATTTTGGAAGTTACTTCAATGTCTTAAAAATTACTGATGCCGAAGCTTCGGTACCCGGTAAAGGTTATCGAACCCAAAATGACCGTTATGGATCTCCATTATCAGGCGATGGCGGAAACTGGGGCGAACGTGGTACCAAGTCTACCAATGATGGAACATGGAATTGGCAATACCATGGAACGACTGAAGGTCAGCCGGGGCCGGGCGGACCTGCAATTGTTGGGGTGGCACCGCTAACAACTCAATTGATTAACGGAGGGAAAATCTTACAAACCCTTTAAACTTTAAAAGAACTTTGAGCACCCAATTAGGGTGCTTTTTTATTGTCTGAAATATCTGGAGAAATTTATGGAACCAGTTTCCACTAGCGGTTTTACAGCACTTTTAAAATTATATGGGGTTGCAATCATGGTGACTTTAGCAGTCGGTTTGGTTGCAGCAGTTGTATTAATGACTCGTATGCCACGCTCACCACAAGAGTGGGCAGTTGGTTTGATCTGTACGGTTGTATCAAGTTTGGCTGGCGGCTCATTCATTATTGTGAAGTGGGGACTTCATGAATGGGTTACTGATATTTGGGGCATGATAGCCCTTGGCGGATTCTTCTTTATTTGTGGGATTCCCGGTTGGGCTTTAGTCCGATGGATCTTTAACTTTATTGATAAACAGGAAGGCAAGACGATTGTCGAAGTAATCAAAGAAGTTAAGAAAGCCAAAAAAGACATCGAAAACAGTTAATGCCGCCTTCGGGCGGTTTTTTATTACCTAAGGAAAACGAAATGAATATCGAACAATATCTTGAAGAGTTGATCAAGCGTGAAGGTGGGTACGTAAATAACCCGGCAGATCGAGGAGGGGCCACTAAATACGGTATTACTGAAGCTGTAGCACGGGAAAATGGCTACAAAGGCAATATGAAAGATTTGCCGTTTGAAGTAGCCAAAGCGGTTTACAAGAAGCAGTACTGGACAGCCCCACGATTTGATCAGGTGAATACAATTAGCTCTGCTGTAGCTGAAGAACTTTTAGATACTGGTGTGAACTGTGGTATCAACTTTGCAAAACCACTTTTACAACGTGCTCTAAACTTGCTCAACAATCAAGGTAAAGCCGGGTATGCAGATTTGGACGTGGATGGTGTGTATGGTTCTAACACTTTAGGTGCGCTTAAAACCTATCTGGCCAAACGTGGAAAAGAAGGTGAGAAAGTACTGGTGCGAGTACTTAATATTATGCAAGGCCAACGTTACATTGAAATTTGTGAGCGCAATCCAAAGCAAGAGCAGTTCTTTTACGGCTGGATCGTGAATCGAGTCGTTATATGAAAGTCTTTCATTGCAAACGCTCAAGGATAGCTTCCGTAATCACATTGCTGTGCATTCTATTTTCAGGATGCACAGCTCATACGATCAATAGCAATGTGAATGTAGTTATTTGTGTGAAAGCCCTCTGAGGAGGGCCTTTGCTTTAAGATGTTGGTAGTTTTTTGTAGGATGATTGCTTTTCGATATGAATTTTAAGTTTATAAAATAATTCACTTTCCCACAGTTTTAAATTAGGTATTTTTTCAATAATCTTTTTATGCATTTGATGTTCACGTAACATTTTGGTTTTGAACTCTTTTTGGTTTCTAACATCAAATAGTTCCTTAAACTTTGATGGGCTAATATTATTACAGTTCCTTATTTCATCTTCAAAATCCTTATCTTGCTGTAAGAGCCTTAATTGATATCCATTATTTTCTAAGTACTTTAAATTTTGAAGAAAATTATCCAATTTTGCGGGGAAGTTTATTAACACATCTGTATCAAATATTATATAAAGCAAAAGTTTTTTCTTATTTGCTGGAAGTTTTATTGTTCTTGATCTTAATTTATTTAGTGGGATTTCACATAAATCTACCTTTTCAGCTTTACCTAAAAGTGGAGATGACTTAATAAAAATCATCTCACATTCACCTTCTACCCAATAGATATTAATATCGCTTTTCATAATATTAATCTTCCATCATGAGTTCATCTATTAAATATGTGTCTGGCAAAGTACATAAAACATCATTTTTTACATAATTAATAATTGATCGATCATTTTTATTAAAATGATTTTCAGCTTTAATAAAAATTGAGTTGTGATCATGATCTCTTTTTATAAAAAGATAACTATGTATAGGCAGATTCATATCTAAAATATCATAATTATGAGTTGTATAGAAAAACTGACTATATTTGTTCATTTTTTCTATAATTAGAGCGATAATCGCCCTTTCAATTTCAGACTGTACATGTGACATGCCTTCGTCCAAGAAAAAAGTACAACCATTTAGACCTTTAGTACTGATTATACTAGATATTAAACTAGCTATTTTTATAGCTTCATAAGTACCTAATGAGAGTAGATGTCTTTTGTCTATAGAAACTATCCCATCATTACTTAAATAAACTTTATCTTTATTATAAAAATTAATAAAGAAACCATTAGTTTCACTTTTACCCTTTTCTACTGCTTCATTTACAGAAACAATACTTGGATCAAAGGTCTTTAATACAGCACTTAAAATTTCTTTATTATGAGATTCGTTAAATCTAAACTTAGAATTATCAGAAAGGTCGTTGTAAAGGAAATTCCATCCAATACTAAGTTCTAAATTATTAAAGATAAATAGTGCATCTTTGAACCTAACACTAGAATAATCCTCATCATAATTACTTAAGTAAAATGATTCTCTACCTTTTAAAGAAAAATTTTCATCTAATTGTTCTAATAAACTTCTTAGTTTCTGTATATTGTCAGATGGCAGAGTAAAACTTGAAGTGCGACATAAACCACCTAATTAATTTAAAGGGTTTATGGAGTATATAAAATTGTCATACCATCATCTTAACTTTGAAGATCGTACTGCATTAATGCTTGAGTCAAGAAAAGAAGGCTTTTCAGCCAGAAAATTTGCTGAACTTATTAAAAGACATCCTAGTACGATCTATCGTGAGCTTAAAAGAAATAGCATCAATGACGTTTATCAAGCTCAATATGCTTCTGATAACACTTTTGCTAGACGTAGACGTGGTCACAGAAAACTCAAAATCGATTCAATCCTCTGGAAATTTATTGTTGAAGCGATCCGTTGTTTATGGTCTCCTCAGCAAATAGCAAAGCGTTTAAAGACATTTCCTGATTTGGATCAAACAATGAATGTAAGCCATACAACGATTTATTCAACGATACGAGCATTACCCAAGGGTGAGTTGAAAAAAGACTTATTATCCTGTCTACGTCATGAAAATAAAAAGCGAAAAGCTAACGGTGAACCTAAAAAAGATTCTATATTACAGGATATTAAAACTATTCATGAGCGCCCAGCCGAAGTTCAAGAAAGAAAAATACCGGGTCATTGGGAAGCTGATTTAATTAAAGGTAAAGACAATAAAAGTTCGATAGCAACACTTATTGAACGAAATACACGGCTCTGTATCTTGGCAACATTACCTGATGCAAAGGCAGAATCAGTGCGCAAGGCTTTAACTGAAGCTCTGAAATATTTACCTGCAGAACTGCGTAAAACGTTGACCTATGACCGTGGACGTGAGATGTCAGAACATAAAATACTCGAAGAAGATTTAGGCATAGATGTATATTTCTGTGACCCACATTCACCCTGGCAAAAAGGCACATGCGAAAATATGAATGGTTTAATTAGGCAATATTTACCTAAAGGGATTGATTTAAATCAGGCAGATCAGCATTATTTAAATCAAGTTGCCATGTCACTGAATACTCGTCCTAGAAAGGCGTTAGATTGGCTTACACCATTAGAGAAATTTGCTCAGCTTGTTGATTATCATATGGCTTTTGAAACTGTCGCACCTCATGTTTGAATTCGCC